CTAATGTTCTTTAGACAAGGAAATATCACTGGTATACCAAGGTTGTGTATAGTTGTATTTGATATTTTCCTGTTGGTTATAGCGTTCCCCCACATAAATAAAGCTGTAATTCAAGTCCCAGCCTTTGTAAGAAGCTTGGGCGATAGCAGATCCGCTATGCCAGGGTATATAAGGGATCTGGTCTTTATAATAATTATCGGAAGGATCGGTATAATCTTGCGCCTTTTGATAGGTGTATTGTACTTTCATGGTAATGAACAAGTCTTTCCAAGGATTAATCATCGTTTCTGTACTTATATCAACACCTCGTATTTTCACTTTCCCCAAATTTAACATCGTCCAACGGAATTGTTGTCCCTTCGGATAAGCGATTATCTTGTCCTTCACATAATTATAATAGCCGTCCGCTTGTATCTTAAAATGGCGAAATAATTTATTCCCCCACTGTTTTTGGTATACGGTTCCTAGATTATATTGCGTGACATATTCGGGATCCAGCTTGGAGTTTCCCATATCAGCATAATACAGGTCATTAAAAGTGGGCATCCTGAATGTTTTTTTATAGAATGCTCGTAGACTAAAATCATGTTTATCAAATGGCTTATATGAAAGAAAAACAGCAGGAGTAAGTATTTGCCGGGCTTTGGGGGCTGGCCCTTCTTTGACCCGGTCGTTCACAAACGTCGCCAAACCGCTTCCCTGCAACTTTACTTTTCCCAGGCGAAGAGCCGTTGCGATCGACAGCAGGTTGGTAAAACGGGTGGGGAATACAAAACCGTACATATCCGCTTTCATCTCATTCCATTGAAAATCGTATGACATGGAAACGTCCCAGAATGGGAAAATCGTGTACATATTGGCTGTAGAAACATAAACCTCACGTTGTTTATAAAGATTATCCACCTCGATCAGTTTATCGTCATTATTTACATAGTGTGTACGATAAAAAGCGTATTTTGCGTTAACCTGTGTTTTGAATTGATCGTTCACCTCTTTTACAAAAGAGCCCTGAAAAAAGGAATTGGTATCCCAGACCCGTTCTCCGCGACGCCACACGTTATTGACAATAGCGCCGGGGATACCACGTTCAGAATTATAATTATAAACTTTTGCGTTCCAGGTTCCTCTTTCGATTGTTCCATACAATCCCGCTTCCAAGCGGGTTGCGTTGATATCCCCGTTTTCCCGCACGGCGGTCGTATCGTATGCGATCTCTCCGGCCGGATTGACACGACGGTAACGGAACTTGTATTTTCCGCTGGCATTCAGCCATTCTGCACTGAACGAGGCGGCTACATTCTCGGATATTTTATATTCAAAAAGAGCCGAAGGATTGATCACATCAAAAGATCCGGCTTTCATGGTTGCCCTTAAATTCGTGTTTTTTCCGTCCTCAAATTTAGGTCTGCGTGACCTAAGATAGAGCGTCCCTGCCGCACCAAAATCCTTGGCGGACTGGAATATCTCGCTTTTCTGTCCGTTATACAGAGAAATTTCCTCGATATTGTCCAACGAATACATGCCCAAATCGACCTGCCCGTTCTGAGCGTTGCTCAATTCTATTCCATCGTAAAATACCCCCATATGATTCGTTCCCATGCTACGGATATTCACTGTTTTTATACCGCCTACACCTCCATAGTCTTTCAATTGTACCCCGGAAAAATAACGAAGGGCATCTGCGACACTGTGACTGTTCAATTTTTGAAGTTCTTTGCCTGACAATTTTTGAGAAGGTATGACTTCCCTGAAACTTTTAGCCACAACGGTTATTTCATCCAAATGTTGGATGGAATCCAATCTACTTTGGGCATACACCCATAGAGGGCATATCCCTAGCATCATAACCATAAGATTTTTTCTCCTTATGGTCTTAAAAAACATTATATTCATCGTAATAAGATATTACCATCACCTTATCCGAGGTGACGCATAATTCAATTATGGCAGGTTTTCTGACTCATCTCCCTTTACTCGGCAATCACCTTCCCAACCTTTCCTAATATTTATGGTCAGTGGTTCGTAGAACGCCCGGTTTTATTGATTTACAGCTACGGATACAGTTCCAGACTTACACTGGATTCCCTTTTACCGACTTAACTATGGACATAATCAAGTCACACCATAATTTATGCGACAAAAGTAAATGAAATAAATTTAAATTGAATATAAAATTAAACAAAAAGATAGAATAGTAAATAGATGCGGTTTAAGAATCTTGCTTTGTGGTAATAAAAGATCGGGCTGTCATCCCAGCCTCCCTGCTTTTATTACTCACATATTCCTGCAATAGAACAACTCTAGGGAAAAAGCGATCCGGTAAAGATGAGGACAAAATGTAAACGGTATATGAAGTTTGTTGCTTATTTATTAGTCGTACATTGTATGTTGGTTAATAATCAGATAATTTACAACTTTAATATAAGCGTGGACGAAGACCAATTTTAGCTGGTTCATGAATTTGTTAAGAACGTTCGGTTCCTATGCCCTCGCATCTGAAATTTGAATGCCTCGTTGAAGCTCCCGATCCCACGTTGGCGTGGTGGGCTATAGGCTGTATTCAACCAATATATACTTCGGTTTATAATCACAAGTCAGTCTTGAAAAGTATTGGCACAGTGAGTTCCTATAATCAAAAGTAAATCAAAATCTTATTGTCTCGGGCGTTGCGGCTTCGCTTTCCATGGGTATTTTCCTTACGACAAGTCGCAGAAAATACCCATGGAAACAAACGCCCGGACAATGATTTTGATTTCGGGAAGGATTATAGGGACTCACTGCGACCGACGCGACGCATAACCGTGTCATTGATAAAAAGGCAGGCCTCCTTTATATCTCCATAAAAGCAGGTGGAATAGCGAAATACATGGGTCCGACAATATCTTGTGAGAAAAGATTCCGCTCCATGAGAAGACAGGGACTTCTGCTCTCTCTGCTCTGCATAATCTTTATGCCTGCATCTCGGCTTCTTTGCCTTTCCGCATGCACTGTATCTTGGGGTTTTATCTTGTTCCTGCCATCTGATGAAATCTGATGACATCTGACGACAGGCGTTTGGAGAAAAGATCGTTGTTCCGCTATATTTGTTTCGAACCAATTGAATACGCTTATGGAAATCGTCACTATTGAAGCGACAGTCTTTGAAAGTATGCTGGAGTATCTGGAAAATGCAGCCCGGATTACAGATGAACTCTGTGAGAAGCTCCGTGAGAAGAGAATGGGGGAATGGTTGGATACCCAAGAGGTCTGCCTTCTGCTGGACGCCTCCCCCCGTACTTTGCAGACCCTCCGTGAGAACGGCACGCTGGCATACAGCCGGATCAGCCACAAGGTCTATTATAGGCCGGAGGATATACAAAAGATACTTTCCGCCATTCAAAAGAGAAAGGGAGGCCAGATATGAACGGGCTGCTGACCGGAAAGCATGAGAGAATCCTTGCCCTTTTCCGGAAACTTGATCATATGACAGACAGGCTTGGCAGCCTGTCCCGAAGCCACCGTCCCGTATTGGACGGGGAACATTATCTTACCGACCGTGAACTCTCCGGCAGGTTGAAAATCAGCCGCAGAACCTTGCAGGAATATCGGAACGAAGGCAGACTGCCTTACATCCAGCTCGGTGGTAAGGTTCTGTACAGAGAAAGTGACATAGAGAAAATGTTGCGGGATGGATACAGGAAAGCCCGATCGCCATTGTAAGGGAAGTCTGGAATGAGGTCAAAATGAATGGGACAGAAATCTGTGAAGACGGTTTCTGTCCCTTGTTTTATCTTGTTGCGACCATACATTACGGTACCTTTTCGTTTTTTTCCTGGTCGTATTCCTTTTTCCATCCGCTGTACTGTCCGCATTGATAGACCCTGGACGGCATGTTGTCGTCCGGCAGGGAATACATGCCTTTGGTTTCTTCCGAAAGTTTTCCGAAATCCCTGCGTACCTTTTGGTTGGTTATTTCCGCATAAATCTGTGTAGTACGTATGCTGGAATGCCCCATCATTTTACTGATGGTCTCAATTGGCACGCCGTTGGAAAGGCAGATTTCAGTCGCATAGGTGTGTCGGCTCATGTAATAGGTCAAGTGGCACTCAAGCCCGCACATTTCCCCGATGATTTTCAGGCTTCTGGACAGGCTGCAAGTGGCCGGAACCCGGAACAGTCTCCCATTCTCTCCCTCGCCTTTATATTTTTCCATGATTTTTAATGGGATGTCAAGCAGTTTGATACGGCATTCCACCTTTGTCTTCTGACGGTTGATGTGTATCCATTTGGAGCCGTCTGGAGCCGTGACGATATGTCTTTCGGACAATTCGGCCATTTCGGCCCTTCCCAGTCCGGTGAAGGTCGAGAAGACAAAGAGATCCCTGGTGTGGCACAGCCGGTAGGTGGGAAGATCGATTGCCATCACTTTGGCAAGCTGCTCACCTGTCAGGTGTCGGTGAAGTGTCGGGGGGATCTCAAGCTTGTAACCGGTAAACGGATAGCGTGACAGTATCCTGCGTTTGACTGCGAGCCGGACAATCTTGCACAGCAGGATCAGGTAGTCGTTCAGTGATATGGTTTTCAACTTCAATATTGTGGAAAGATAGAAATGGAAGTTTTCGATGAACTGCATGTCTATCGAGCGAAGTGTCACGTCTTCCACTCCATATTTGTATTGCAGGAAGTTGTACAGATGTTTTCGTGTGGTCAAATATCGGATATAGGTATGGTGTGTGCGGTCGATCCCCACACGCTTGGCGTACTCCTCGTTATGCTCGTCAAAAAGGGCCAGAAGATGTTCTTTGGGCTGAGCCTTCCCCGTAACCGCGTTCTTTATGATCTCAGCCGAGACGTACCCGGCTGAGTCCACGCTCTTCTTATAGGCGGTTCGTGCCTTCTCCTCCAGTTCCTCCAGTTTCCGATTCAGCTCTCTCAACTCTATGGAGGTTTCCGGATTCTGTCCGTGTATGACGGCACGGCCCTTATTGGCATCCCAAAATTTCGGCTGCACGTCCTCTCCGGTGGAATACTGGCTTACTTTCCCGTCAAGGGTGATACGTCCCATGACGGGGCATTTTCCGTTTTTTTTGATTTTCTGTCTGTTGATATAAAACAATAGTTTGAATGTGCTTCTCATTCTTACACTCCTTCCATTGGGTTTAATATTTCTTTTCTTTCTCTTCTCCGCATCTCTCTTAAACTCATGTCCTTCAGAATAGTGGATGGAGGCTGGTCAATGCCGGACAGTGTGTATTTGCCGGTGATCTCATGCTCTAGTATCGTCACATCCCGGTCCACCTTCTCGTCGGTCACTTTAGCATAGCGCTGCGTGGTGCTGATATTCCTGTGCCCCATAGCTTTGCTGACAGTCTCGATGGGTACGCCCTGTGAGAGACAGATCTGGGAAGCGAAACTGTGGCGGGCCATGTGGAAGGACAAGTTACGATCGATGCCGCATTGTGCGGCCATCTTTTTTAGGTGAATGTTCATGCTTTCCTTTGTCAGCATGGGAAACAGCTTCCCGTCTGGTGCCACCCCCCTGTATTTCTTCATGATTTCTATGGCGATGTCCAGTAGGCGTACGTTTTCCGGGGTTCCCGTTTTCTGCCTTCTGGTTTCTATCCATAAGTTCCCCTCGTGGTCCCTCACCACATTCTTTTCCGTCAGGTTGCGCATGTCACAGTAACAGATGCCGGTGAAGACGGAAAATAAGAACATGTCTCTGGTGAAGTTACGGTTGGGTGTATCAAAAGTGGTGCCCATCAACCTGTCCAGTTCTTCTCTGGTAAGAAACCTCTGTTTCTGCTTTGGCTTCATGGGGGAGAAGTCCTTGAACGGGCTGAAAGGCACGATGGCTCGGCTCACGGCGATTCGGGCGATATGCTTTAGCCTCTGGATGTGCCCTATGGAGGTTCCTGCCTGAAACTTTCTGTCGATGCGAAGATACAACTCGAAAGCCTCGACGAACGATTCGTCCAGTGCCTTGAAAGGGATATCCGATACCTTATATCTCACCTTGATGAACTCCTCCACGAAGTGGAATGTATGCCAGTACAGGTAAAGGGTGTTAGCGGCACGGTTCACCCCGACACGCAAGGCGTATTCCTCATTGTGCTCACGGAACAGTCCCAAGAGAGTCACCTGTTTCTCCGCCATACCCTGGAAAGCGTCACGTATCTGTGTGGCGGTGATGTCATCGCTGATTTCCGCCAGTTCGCTGTATCTCCTTTGCAGCAGGAGCATCATCTTGTCTATTGCCCTGTTGGTGGCAATGGCCATCCGGCTTTTTCCCGTACACCGTTGCGAGGTGGCGTTCCACAGTTTCGGGTCCACTCTTATTTTGCACCCGAACTGTGTGGTCGAATTGCCCGTAGCTTTTATCATGATCCTTCCCATCAGCGGGCAGAGCCCGTCCTTTCCCTGCCCGTTCCGTTTAAGATAGAGCAGCACCTTGAATTCTGTCTTCATTCCTTTCCTTGTTTAAATTGCAATATTATAAATTGTTACAAGGATTCCCGATATGAAAAGACTGGCAAAACGGTGAAAAAGAACCCGATTGGTGGTTTTCCCTTGCAAGGGAAAATGGAGTTCACTAATACTACACTGTGGTATGGAGAGAAAATCCATGGTTTTCACCAGCTTACCCGCTCGGAAGCAGGTAATGACTTGGTAGCGGAACCGTCGCAATATATTTCTTTTTTGGGTTATTCAGTCAATGTGTAGAATAATGAAATATCGCTATATCTCAACGGGTTATGTTTTGGATGCGGTGTTCTTCCTAAAAGGGATTACCTGACATTTTGTTGCTTCACTGGTCTGGCGTTCTCCGATGTCGCCACTCTGAGTGGTGAAAACCTGGTACAGGACAATCTCGGTGACTGGTGGATAAGGAAGGGAAGGGTCAAGTTGGAACACCGCAGAAAAGCGTCTTCCATCAGCAACATCCCGCTGCTGCCCGTTCCACTGGCCATATTGGAGAAATACAGGGAACATCCGATCTGCGTAAAGAAAGGATGCTGCCTGCCTGTCATGTGCAACCAGAAAATGAACAGCTACCTCAAGGAAATCGCCGATTTCTGCGGCATAAAGAAAAACCTGACCACGCACGTGGCCAGGCACACTTTCGGGACGACCGTCACGCTCGCCAACAATGTACCCTTGCAGGACGTGTCCGTCATGCTCGGACATGCCTCCACACGCATGACGCAGCATTATGCGCGGGTCATGAACAGCAGCCTGAAAGAGGCGATGAACAATGTGAAGGAACGTCTGGAATGGTAAATATGCAACCGGCCCGTCATTGAAGGTATCTGAAAAGGATACCTTCTTTTTGTTATACTGTCTGTTATCCATTTTCTCTGGAAAACATCTTTGGTCTTCATAATCATCCTGTACTGGCGAAATAATTCATCATGGACACTACATATCCAAGTAACGGTATCAGTACACCGATTACATATACCATAGCGTACCCCAAAAGGACGAGAGGTAATATTTTACGGTAAAGACCGGCGATAACAAGAAATATAAACAAAAAGCAAAAACCATAAACTCCTATTTGAAAACCGGGCATCAATTCATAAACGGGTACGGGCTCGGGGTTAAGCATGGCTCCGGCCACAATGGAATAAAGACTTGCCAACAATATAAACAATGTATACAGGCAGCTCTTAAAAATCCCGGGATCGTTTCTTTTACAATAGAAAATTGTTTGGATATCACTCCTAAGAAACTCAATACCCAGCAAGAAAGCTACCATGACACCCGTATCAAAAGCAGAGAATGTATTCATTTCAATCAATCACCTTTGACGCGAAGATATGTATTTATTCCGGAATGCCACGCCTTCGCTTGTTTTACGATATGATATTGATATCCGATAGTTTGGAAAATATTTGAAAAACCTTCGTTGTATGCTTTTAAATTTGCTTATTACACTTATTACACGTTGTATCCGACAAATTGAAAATCCCAGCCATTCTTTCAATTTCTTACCTGCAAATATAGCCCTTTGCCGGGTTGATTGCGCAAGGCGGCCCCTTTCAGGGGCTGGTTGGCTAAAAGAAAATCATCCTCGCTTCGCTGCGGTATTTTCTTTTGCCAAGCCTTGCGCAATCCCCGGCAAAGGACAGTCCGGCAAGTAAGAAACCGAAAAACCGGCTCCACGGAGCCGATCATGTCAAACAAACTAAAAAAATGAAGGTATGAACAGAGAGACAACAAGCAAAGTCCACAAAGGACAGCAGGGTGCCAATCCGAAAATGAGAATGTTGGTTTATCGGGAAAGGAGCTATCCCGCACGGAAGGTGCAAGGCAGGGACGGAAGCTATACGGTTGCCGCAGACAGCCTGGTGCCGGAACTGCTGGACGGCCTCAGAAGCCTTGACCCGGCAGCTTTCAAGCTGGACGAGGAAATCGCCTGCTATTGCTCGGACGAGGAAATCCAAAAACTGGCGGACGAAGAACTGGTAGAAATAATTTATGAATGGCAACGGTTATGACTGAAACAACAACAGCAAAGGTCCGGGAAGAACAAGTAACGGGCCTTACCGCAGAGAATGCGCACCGGGTCACGATAATCCGGGAAAAGGGTACGGACCATCCACCCGTACCGTTCCATTTCAGAAAGGAGCATCATGGAACGGGCAACTATGTACACCTGTACGGAAATCCGGAAGATCGGAATGAATTGCATTCCAGGGACTTCAAAGACTGGGAAGCCGTAGCGTTCAAACATCCTGGCTATTTGGATGATATGTGGAAACAGGCTTGCGACGCATACGCCTGGAGTTCCTTCAATCCGGAGATTCGCGGCGAGACGGACATCATGATTTACGGAGAGGAGCTGCACAACGACCTGCAACTCATGCCGGAAAAGGAACGGGATACATACATCGCCGCCTACCGGCAGAAGTTGTCCGCCCAGCTCTCGGTCCTCTCCCGCTGTGCCAACCCGATGGTGACGGGACGGAGCGGATTTGATTACTACAGGCAGGAAAAAACGAACAGAAGCTATCAGAACCGTTACGAGGAATTCCGCAATTGGCGGAAAAAAGTTCTTGAAACCGTCAGACGGAAAAAGGAAGCCGCACGACCGGAGGAAGAGAAACAGGAAAAGGCATGGCAGACGCTCAAACGCGACATCAAGAGCAGTGCCGATACCATCCACGGGATTGATACCGGACAATGCCGGGGCTATAGCCGTGCCCTGTTTGTCAGCAGCATCCTGAACAAGGTATCCACCCTGGCCAATCACGGGGAAGTGGAAATCGTCCGTAGGGCCGTGGACTTCATTTCCGAATATAACGCAAGGGTGAAGAAACCCGTCATCACACCGAGAAACAAATTCTTCCAATTGCCGGAACTGGCGGAACGGATGCGCGAAAAGCTGAAAGCGATGCAAAGCCGGGAAAACAAGGAAGTGCCGTTCGAGGGCGGGACACTTGTATGGAACTATGGGGAAGACCGCCTTCAGATCCTGTTTGACAGGATTCCCGAAGACAACAGACGCAAGGAACTGAAATCCTCCGGATTCCGCTGGTCACCCAGAAACAAGGCATGGCAACGGCAGCTCACCTCCAATGCCCTCAGTGCCGCCAAAAGAGTGTTGAACCTTCAAAACATCTGAACCATGAATAACGACAAACTGAAATTCGTAGTCGATTCACGCAGTTTTGACGGCAGCTGCGTGACCACCATGTCTGACGGAATACACGGCGACTACCACCATGAGACACTGGAGGAACTGAGAGACAGGGAAAAGAACCCGTGTCTCACAGCCGTGTCCGGAAATACCGTCCGCAAGATGATACGCATCTACTTGCAATCCCTCTGCGCCCCGTTCAGTGAGATTACGGAAGAAAGATATTTCGACTACATGGATGTCTTGCCCCCCATCCGCCATACCCGGAATTTCTTTTTCCTGGGAGAGCCTTATCATGCGGACATCTACCGGTTCTGCTTCCGGGCGGGCGGACGCTACTTCACGGGACTCCGCTCCGTTACCACGCCAAGGAAGGAGCTGGAACGGCAGATGGACAACCATTACCGGAACATTACCTTCAAAGGAGACATCCAGAAAGAAAAGCCGATGGTCATCTCCAACCACGCACGGCATGCCTCTATAATTATAGTTCCTTATCTGTTTCTTGACATAAATGGCGAGAAAAAGTTCATCTGCAACCTGATGAGAGGAACGGACGAATCGTCAGGCAGGGATGTAAGGCTGGAAACCGCCAAAATCCTGCGAAGCCTGCGCCGTCATCATTTCCTCTACTTCTCCGGCTATGAGGGAAACGACGATATGGACAAGTTCCTAGGCGAAGTGATGAAGAAAAAGCACACCCTGCTGGCAAATGGCAACTTCCTCCAATATCCCGTGAACCGGGAGTCCGTGTCGTTTACCGGAACGGTCAGGGAAACAGGCGAGCCGTTCTTCTTCCGGATTTACGACAGGGAGCTGTTCCTGCACCTGTTGTACGTCCTGAGAGGCATCAAAAGGGAAAAAGCTAAAATATAACGTGACACATAACGACGGTATGGTGACTGTCTTTCCGACCCGTCACCATACAAAAAAAACAATGAGATCATGAGAACTGTGACCGAAGAATCGTTGCGACGCAGGCTGGCCCGTCTGGAGTCGGCCCTGGAAAGCGAAAAGGCACGCCTGAGAAAAGTATGCGGCGGCATCCCCTGGGGAGCCGGGATGAGGCGTACCAAATGTACCCCCTCATTCCGAAGGGAGGACGAACTGATCGGGAAAATCAAGGCGGAGAGACGGCAACTCTCCCAAATGTCCGCAGGCGGTGACAATCACACGTTTAAAGAAACAGGCAGGTGAATGCCGGCCAATTAACTTGCAAGTCAATAATTTTAAAACCAGTTACGAATATGAACACCCGATTGGCTATAATCCGTTCAGAGGGAAAAGAACATCTCTGTTACCGGGAAGAGGAATGTTTTGTCGATGTATCCTATCCGATGGTGACATTTACCAAAGGGGAGGATGATTTTGAAATTGTCAAATGCGACCATCCGTCCATGGAAGAGACTTTCCTGTATCAGGAAAGCCGTCTCTCAATCGTGATTGAAATGTACCATAACGGCTGGCCGGCATTGTCTCTGAAAGATCCCGTGACCCATGAGATATACACGGTCCTGACGGTCAACTTAGAAGATAAGGCGGCATTCTCACTGCCTGACAGGGCATTCGTGGACATCAATAACAATCCTGATGCCATGGAGTTCCTTCTGTCCAACAAATTGGCTGAGGATACAGGTTATAGACGTCAGAGCGGCTGGGTAAGCTACCCGATGGTCACACTTAACCTTCCGACGTTTTACAGGCTTGACCCACATGCCTTTAGCGCAATATTGAATATCCGGTAATCCTTCCGGGCAATGAATCTGGTATCAACAATCAAATGGAAAGAATCATGAAAAGATATGACATAAGAGTAAGGTATTCCTTCGAGGGCACTTACACGGTGGCGGCAGAAGACCGCGATGAAGCAAAAAGAATGGTAAATGACGATTGCGGTCTTGTTTTGGGCGGCGATATCCACACGACACGCGATGACGATGAAGTGTTGGACTGGGATTTCTGTATCCATCCCGACACGCGGATTCTCTCCTTGCAGGAAAGAGGCGGAAAAGGAAGTTTACCGTCAGAAGCCGTTGATTTCAGCGGCAGGATCAAGGAACTGCGGGGGGACATCATCGACGCGATACGGCAGTTGCTCCATGCTCACTGCATGAAAGAAATTCGTCTTCCGGAAGAGGATTATGATCCGGTCTGGGTGATATGGTTTGGCAAGAACGGAGAACTATATGAATGCAGGGTGACAGGACTCCGGGTAACGGCGGACAGCCTGACCGTCCTTGCCGAAGAGAAAGAAAGCGGTGACGAGGTGCAGTGTCACAGCCCGTTTGAACTCGGCGCAAAGAACATAGACTGGCTTCATGAGATGTATGAGGCTGTGTGGCATCAACTGAGAGAAACAAACAATGTAGAATCACAAATAGAAGAATCATGAAATATCAAGCGGAAAATACCGTCTCCAGTTTCTTCTACTACATGTGGAACGCCTGGAGCGAGGAGGAATGCAAAGCCGTGTATGGCGGCATGTACCCGCATTTCTGGGAAAAATGGTGCGTGGCGACAGGCAAGGGCACATTCGGCGCGGCGGAACGGTTCTACCTGGAACTCTCGGAAGACAACCGCAGGATTCTGGTGGAACGGGCCGTCTCGATATATGACGGACGACGCTTCAGAAAAAGGAACAGTAACCCCAAAAATCAAACAGTATGCGAGGAAACATTATCAGTCTGATCAGCAGCTCATGCGGTTGCAGTCAAACGGAAGCACAGGAATACCTGGACTCCGAAATCCGGTATCTGCGCGAATTGCAGGAGGCAGATGATTTGAGGGAAGATGACATGGAAACGGCCTGTCTCAACCTCGGTCTTGACCTTGACTACCGGGAATATTTTATCAACCGCCTCGCAGGGGCATAAAAAACTCATGGCTATGACTTATTTTCAGAACATACACTCTCTGGCGGACTTGAAGAAAGAATACCGCCGGCTGGCATTGGAGCACCACCCGGACAAGGGTGGCGACACTGCGATCATGCAACAGGTGAACACCGAGTTTGGAAGGCTTTTTGAGGCTTGGAAAGACAAACCGGATATTCCTGCGACTTCAACCGGATATGAATATGACTATTCGGGAGCCACGGCAAAGGAATACACCGAGTATGTGTATAACGAATACCGCTGGAAAGGCCGCAATTACAAGGGGCAGCACGCGCCGGAAATCGTGGCACTGGTACGGGCATGGCTCAAGGAGACCTATCCGGGATACAAGTTCTCTGCCAGACGGGAGAATTGCCACTCCATCCATATCCGGTTGATGAAAGCGAATTTCGAGGCGTTCACCAAAGAGTCCGGAAAAGTTCAAGGCGATGTCAACCACCATCATATCGCTTCAGACAAATCATTGACGGACAGGGCAAAGGATGTAATGATGAATATCTGCGATTTCATCATGTCGTACAATTTCGATGACAGCGACCCCATGACGGACTATTTTCATACCAACTTTTACCTGACGCTCGGAATCGGAAGTTACAAACAGCCATACAAGGTGGAACCGCCCAAACTCGGCAGCAAAGACAAGCCGGAGGTATTCAAGCATCCGGAAGGTCCGGCACACAAGGCAATGCGCCGGGCATTGGGCAAAGCGCGTTTCGGCTTCATCGAAAGCCGGAAGTATGCCGGGGAAATAATTCTGGGGGAAGACTGTTTCGGCTCACGGGGCGAACTCTATTTTTGGCCGAAGGAATATTCAAGCGCAAAAATGGCCCAAAAACGTATCGACAAACTGGAGGAAGCCGGAATAAAGTGCGAACTCACCGGCTATAACGGAGGATACATCCGCCTGCTCGGGTACACCCCTGAGATGAGAGATTCCCTGGAGCGGGAACGTCAGGAGTATGCCGCCGCATATCAGGCATGGCACTCAAAACAGGGTTTGAAAACAATCTGATTCAGAAATTATGGATACAAACAATTTGGACAAGTGGTGGCACGGACTTCCGGAAAACACCAGACAGGCTATAGGAGACGATGGGATATGGGAAAAACTGGACATGCCATCCCGTTCGGCACTACACCGGTATTCCCTGCTTAGAATTTACGGAACGGCAAAAGACAGGGACGAGGAACGCACGCTGCTCAATGAAATCGCGTGCGGACTGGGCGACCTTGCCCTTGTCTGTAAAAATGGCATTGCGTTGGAAGAAATGTGCAACGGGAACGGGGAATTTTACGATGAATACCAGGATCAGTTCAATATATTATATGACAATTACGGACACATACTAGAAAATATAAGCTGGCCGGACTGGATCGGACATACAATTCCGACAAACAGGGAACTGGGCCGGTTATTGGAACATCACGGTTACAAGCGTATGGAAATCGATACCGACAGAAGAATCCCGAAAACTTACTATGTTTTCCGTCGTGGGTTGCACATCAACGCAAGCGAGGACTTGTCTTACCACATCGTACCGCAACAGGACAGTTTCGGACTGGGGCGTTTTGCGGTATGCGCTACCAAAGAGGGTGAAAGCTCCCAGCTGGGAACTGACTGTGCCCGGCTCTTTTTGAGGCGCTTCCTTGCCTTCCTGAAGGGTGAAAGAAGCGGAAAAGAGATTATAGATGAAATATGCAACAACTGACAAACTGAACGATAGTATGAAAGCAAAAGTATTCAAGTACAAGTTTGACGGGAATACCGTCGTGGCTCCTTATATGGAACTGGAGCCGTATGCGGAGAATGTATATCTCTCCCTGTCGAGAAAGAACGAATATGGGAATGAGGACGATGACTGTTTCCATGTGGTCTGCCGGATTGAAAACGTTTATTTTTCCAGCGGGCAGTATTCACGCCGGTTCCTCAACGGAGAAAACCGCAGGGAGGAAGCCGCCGCCTATTGCAGGAACTGGATCACGGATACGCTTCAGGGAGCGGAAAGAGGAGCCTTCGTCAAGTTGATCTCCGTCCGCGTGTTCGAGGCTCTCGGACTTGACACCGCCCCCCTGACGCAAGCCCGTGAGGCATACAAAAAGAAGCAGGAACAGAAACGCAGGGAACAGGAGGAGAAAGAGGCGGAAGAGCGCAGAGCGCGGGAAGAACAACATCAGCTGCTGCTCAATGAACAGAAACAGAAATTCCTGGACGGGGAACGGATCACGGGAGGAATGTTCCTTGAAATCACCGGAAGGGATGGTTTTGACATCCATATCAGAACCAAAGGGACATTCAACAGGCATGTAAGAGGCATTGACAGGAACGGAACCATCAGTTTCCGGAAAATCAAGGGTCGCCGGACTCCGGACTTTACCGGATGCCATAAGGCCGTGCCCGCCTATCTTGCGTTCATAACAGAAAAAGAGGGCAAACAATAAAATCCGGGACGGTAACGGCTTGTTCCATGCAGCTGTTACCGCTACCATCTTCCGACCTCACAACTCACGGTTCAGCGCCATTGCCAGCGGAAACATAAACTGGTTATAGGCTTTAAGCTTTTGCAGGTTCAGCACATATCCGGCATAAGGGTTGGTCAAATCGGTGTAGAAGAATACATCGGTAAATCCTGCATGTTCTTCCACAATTTCACCCTCCAACGGAATTTCCTCCACATTGAACCGCTCCAGAGGCAGCTCTTCCAGACGGGCATGCTCCACATTGCCCAATACGTTCAGGTTGCGGTTAAACAGCACGAACCCTTTCTTCCTGTAATCCACACGCATACCATACGGACGCTCCACAAGGAAAGCATCCGCCGCTTTCTTTAGATAGTTTTCCATAATCCTGAAATTAGAAATTGCAAAAATACAGCATTTGTCCGGCAATGGCGAACAAATCAGGAAGATTATCTAAGGAATCCACACAAAATCCCACAACAAAAAACAACCGTATATTTTATTTCCCACCCTGCAAAGGTAGTCCCGCGTCCTGTGTACCCGTACAAGGTCAGGCCCCTTCGGGGTTGGCTGAAAGAAAATCATCCTCGCCTGAGGGCTGCGGTATTTTCTTTCGCCAAACCTTGCGGGTACGGCCACGGGACTGTCAGGCAGGCGAGAAATAAAAATACCGGCTCCCGGAGCCGGACGTGTTTAACAGATAAAAATACAATGAATCATGAAAATCCTGAATGAAGAACATTTCGAGAATGTAAGGCATTATGCCGAATCCATCGGTGACACCTCGCTCCAAAAATGTCTGGAACGGTTGAAAAGCTGGGAAGAAAACCCTGATTATCCTTGCGAAATCTCACTCTACTATGACCATGCCCCGTACTCGTTCGGCTTCACCCAACGCTATCCCGACGGAAGGACAGGTATCGTGGGAGGTCTGCTCTATCATGGAATACCTGACAAATCATTTGCCGTAACATTGCAGCCGTTCCACGGATGGCAGATACATACCTGAAAAACATGAGACTCGACAATGGACGAAAAGCAGACTTCAGGACAGAGAATCCGAGGTCTGCTTTTTCATTTCTTGCTGTAAAGATAGCCGTTTTCCGGGCTGATTGTGCAAGGCGGCCCCTTTCAGGGGCTGGGTTGGCTGAAAGAAAATCATCCTCGCTTCGCTGCGGTATTTTCTTTCGCCAAGCCTTGCCGCAATCCCCGGAAAACAGACTGAAAAGACATCAAGAAATAAAAATGCCTACCCATGTAGGCCGATGTTTTACTTAAAAAAGAACAGATATGGAAACACTGGATTATAACCGGCTACTGCTTGTCTCCCTGTGGCAATACAACCACCACGGGGATGAAGGGCTGACTCCTGCACCTTTCGAGGAAACGTTCGGAAAGGTCTATGGAAGTCACTGTTACGAAAAATGGACCGGCTACTTCAAGCAGAATCTCTGGGACATGATTGCCTATTTCAGAAGCGAGAAGGAGAACGGACAGAAGTTCTGCGACATGGTTTCCCGTCAGGTCAAATTGTACCAACAAAAACGATCTCAATATGAAGTACGGTAATTTTTATGACCTGGAAAGTCTGACTCTGCTCAACAGGCATGAAGGGTGTGCCTGCTCCATAAAGGAATGTGATGTGGAGAAGGTGAACCGGATGATTTCAAGGATGCGGCAGGACAGGGAAAGAGTCAGTTTACCGACTGCAGGAGACGTTGTCACTTATATCACCCGTGGCGGTGACTATTATCCGCAGGCACACATTGAAAGGGGCGATGACCGGGAAGTCCATATTTGCCTTCTCCCACATACACCTTTTTGCCATGAAAATGAAAAGTGTACCGGTTACAATACGGAAGGAGGCCCTTGGGTTACAACCGGTCCGGAATTGCTGCTTCCCGACGGCATACGCAGCAAACAGTTCCGGATGTGGGGGCATACCGGAAGGCACAGGAACGGTGCCGTCCTCTTCCACACATTCGTCAGGGCATGGAAATACACGGAACCCGATCCTCTGTACGGAAAGTACACCACAAAAGAATGGACGAGATACCTCATCGAGTGTCAGCCGGATATTGAACCGGCTGATGCCTTTGTCTATCGGAATGAGGCATTCACCCTTTACTCGCGGGAAGAACTGGAACGGCTGGTCGGGATTCTGCACGGAAAGCTTTTCAACGGATTCCGTCCCGGTCTGTTCATACTCTGGGCATACCGTATGGAATGGAAGGAACTTCCCGCATGGGAATGGAACATGCTGAAAGCGGACACCCATCTCTCTTTCCTTGGCATTTCTCCCGTCAGGATACAGACTGACCATAAAAGACATATAGTAACAATCTATAAAAAATCAGAGTAATATGGTACCATACAACACACCGCAGACGATACGTCCGCTTGAGAAAATGGTCTGTGATTTCGCCTATTCGAACGGCTACGATCCGATATCCGTTTTCAACGATTTCCTGCGTTATGTCATTCACGGGTTCTCTCCCGGCGCACCGCCCCTTATGGACTGGAAATACAAACGGCAGCAGAACAGGCATTTTATGGAGATGCTTACCGGATGGATACGGCTCATGCAGCGGGAATTGCAATCCGGCGGATGGTTTGATGCGTTCGGTGACCTCTTCATGGCAATATCCTCCAAAATCGGTCGGCAGGTGAACGGACAGTTCTTTACCCCGCCGGATATCTGCGACCTGATGGTCTTATGTACCGATTCGGGGGAGACAGCGACAGGAAAACGTATCTGTGACCCGACATGCGGAAGCGGAAGGCTGCTGCTGGCATATCATGTACGCCACCTGGGTAATTATCTGGTTGCAGAAGATGTCAACCGTACCTGTTGCCTGATGACCGTTTGCAACATGCTCGTACATGGCTGCATAGGTGAGGTCATCCACCATGACAGCCTCTTCCCCGAAAACTTCATGGACGGCTGGATGGTAAACCATACACTGGCTCAGACGGGCATTCCTTCCATTCGCCGGATGAGCGAGGAGGAATATCGGACAAGCAGGAACATGTCCGTTGACCTGCTCAGAAAGCGGAAAGAGAAATTGCGCCAAATGCAGCCGGACAAGAAACAATTGCCATATAAACATGGCAGAATTTATAAACAATAAACCGAATGATTATGAAACTGAATGTTAGCAATGAATTGAAATCCCGCCTGATGCATGCGGCGGAAAACGGGAGTGTGATAGCCAAAGACATCCTTTTGGAAGTAAAAAAGAACGTACCGGTGGAAGAGATCATACGCGGTACCTACAACTGCTTCTCCACCAAGCGCAAGCGGACGGAAGCGGGCACGTTCAAGAAAATCCGGATCGTGTTCACGGCCTGCAGCAAGGATTTGGCCCATCCCAGTTTCCCGGACCGGAACAACCCGCAGGCACCCTGGTTCCCGGAGAACCGTACAGTTCTGGAACCCTCCACGTTTGTTGAACTGTTCAAGAACCTGCCCAAGTACTCACCCGACGAAATCAATTATTTCTGTAGCGCCCTCTCATTGGACAGCAAAGTCACGGTCAGGCTGCATGAAAGCATGAACGACTTCATGGAAGCCTATCTGGAAAGCAACTACAGCCCCATCGCCGACAGTGACACATCCAGCCTGCACAGTTCCTGTATGAGGTATGAGGACAAGGCACGCAACGCCGCTGACTTCTATACCAACTTCGCCGGCGCTAAAATCCTTGTGGCAAGGGACGAGAGCAACAACATACTCGGACGGGCTGTCGTATGGAACGAGGTAACATTATGGAAATCAATAAATACACCGATTGCCGCCTCCCTGCTGGACCGCATCTATTCCTCACACGCATTCGTCGCCGAACTGATCCGCAAGCAGGCGCAGGAGGCGGGTATCCTGTTGCGACGCAGATACAACGATTATACACATACAACGGATTTCACCGTACTGAATCCCATTGAGGGACAGGAATGGGCGGTCGGAGACAATATACAGGTTTCATTGACGGTGAAAGTGCCCGCCTGCAGGTGGCACAAGAAAGGGGTGCCTTACCTCGACACGTTCTACAGTCTTCATCTGACGGAAGGCAATTTGGAACTGAGAAATACGGAGGGCGACACGAGCATAGCCTCCTGCCGGAGCACGGAAGGGTGCGCAAACAGGAGAAAATATGTATGTCCCAAATGCGGAAAGATACATCCCTTTCCGGATATGGCATTCTGCAAGAATTGTCAGGACATGTTCTATATATCCACCGTATTCGGAAAAGTATTGAAAGGCACGTCGGTAGAATACAAGGGAAAGAAATATCCGTCCTTCCTCTTCAAGAAGGGACGTCCCGTACCGGAGTTCAGACGGTACCTGCAAATCGAAAAGTTGTTCATCTCCTAAAAAGTCAGTATCATGGAAAAATTAATGGCTCTTTACAACATCTCCTCCCCCTCCGGTAAGGAGGGGAAGATAGCCGGGTTCATCATCGGGGAACTCAGGCGGATGGGGATTCCTTTCCGGCAAGACCGGTACGGAAACATCTACGCGGTCAAAGGCAACCGGGAAAGCTACCCCTGTGTCGTGGCACACATGGACGAGGTACACCGGCGCAAGACAGGCTCCTATGCGGCCCATCTTGTGGCGGACTCGATGATTGTGGGTTATGATCACAAGCGTAAACGGATGACCGGAATCGGCGCGGATGACAAGAACGGCATCTGGATCTGCCTGAAATGCCTGGAGGATTTCAAGGCGGTGAAATGCGCTTTCTTCGTACAGGAGGAGGTAGGATGCATAGGCAGCGGCCATGCCGATATGTCCTTCTTTTCCGATTGCCGTTTCGTCATCCAGTGTGACCGGAAAGGGAACGGGGATATGGTAACACAAATCAACGGAATGAAGCTCTGCTCCAATGACTTCATTTCAGCTATCGATTTCCGGAGGTACGGCTACAAGCCTGCACAGGGGCTAGCTACGGATGTGGCGGCATTGAAAAGGAACGGGCTGGAAGTATCCTGCGTCAATCTCTCCTGCGGATATTATGAACCTCATACGGACAACGAGTACACCATCCTGGCGGATCTTTGCAAGTGCTACAGGTTTGTCCGGCACATCATCTGTTGCCATAAGGAAACCAGCACGCATATACCGGAAACGGAAAGAAAGCCCTTCCCCGGATATTATGAACTGTTCGGACCGGCCGGATATAGCGAAAAGGATTATATCCGTCTGTCAAAAGAGTACAGATCTGAATTTACTAAAACAAGCAAGACAAGCCATAAGAACAAATTGTAATTTATCAACTTTAAAAACAAAAAATATGGAAGCAACAGTCATGCCGGCCACTGCACCGGTACAGAAACAGCAGGGACTCAACCAGGTAGTCATCAACAAGGTACGGAGAATGATAGAAGACAAGCAGGGGGATGTCATGGACACCATCAACCGTCTGCTCAGCGAGGGACGGATCGCGCAGGATTTCATCGCTCCCATCGGGGTAAGCCAACGTAGCAAGGAACGCCCCGTTATCTCTTTCAAAGCGGAAGGAAGGGTACAGATGGCAATGCCCGAAGGGAACTTCAACCTGCACGGCAACGCCATAAGCCAGATTTCGGAGAAGATGGGCATTCCCGCCAAATACCTGCGCGAGCTTTCCGCCGGAGATGCCTGGCAGAAACAGTTGTGTGCCACCATCCTGAACGAACATTCGGGATGGACCGAGCGTACACGGGTACTGATACGTGCGGTAGGTATGGAGGTCCGTGGCGTGTTGTCGGACTCCTACCGCCGGCTCAACTCGGTGGACATCCTGACCGCTTTCATCCGTGAGGCGGGAGGACAGGGGGCGGTCGTGTCCGACGCCTATATGAACGACACGAAAGTATGGTGCGAAACGATCCTGCCCACTCCGATAGAGATACCCACCCGTAAGAACGGGACGGTCATCATCTTCGCAGGAGCACGCTTCTCCACATCCGACTATGGCAACGGATCGGTCGATATGCGGTCGTTCCTGCTCAACGGGGCGTGCCTGAACGGGATGGTCAGGGAGTCCGTCATGCGGCAAATACACCTTGGAGGCCGACTGCCGGAATCCCTGTCCCTCTCCCAAAAGACCTACGAACTGGACACGCAGACCACCGTATCGGCTGTTTCCGACCTGACCAAAGGACTGTACAGCAAAGACACCATCATGCAGAAGGCCATCGAAATTCAAGGAGCATCGGAAATAGACGTGGATTTCGACAAGGAACTGAAGAATCTGGTGCAGAAAGGAGCCTTGTTGAAAAACGAAGGACGCGAGGTCGAGAAGCTGCTGATGAACAACAATCCTGACGACGGAGTGACAGGCGGGGCCACGCTCTGGAAACTGACACAGGGAATCACCGCCTTTGCGAGGGAACAGCAGCCGGAACGCTGCCGGGAACTGCATGAAATTTCGGGACAGCTGATGAACCGGGTAAAGATAAATTAAGAGTGGCTAAGACTAAAGCCGTGAACGACGATGGCCAGCATCCGTTCACGGCTTTGCATAATCTCAATCTAAGGTATATAGAACAGTTCAAACTCCTCTTTTCTTCTCCTCTCTATGCTTGGAATGACTTTCCCCTGATAACAGCGGAACGATATATATTCCCTGTAAATATCCCGGTCGCCACTTTCCAGTTTTTGAATCAGTCTGCTTTTGGGTATCTTCCCGTTTCCAATCAGACGGTAACAGCCCACATTAAAACCTAACAGACTTAAAAGAAGCGAGTCTTTTCCATATTTACGGAATACCTTCAGGCACCGTTCAAGGTCGCATCTCAAAAGTGAGTCCGCCTGCGCCTCGCTCAGGTTCTCGGTCAGCTTCTCATGGGGGAGCAGGCGGTGTCCAAAACCGATGTAAGGCATTTTCCCCCGGTGCCAGCCTTCCCACCGCTTGATACAGGCTACCGCCTTATCCTTGTCAGACGGGGGATTTTCCGCCTTGCCATACAGAACAAGTGACAGAAAAATCATAATAACCGGTATTCTTTTCATGCGGCCTCCGTATTATTATTGTCTTCCTCCGCTTCCTTTCCATTGAAATCATACGTCAACTGTTGCAAGTTTCCCCAGTTGTCCTCAAAATAGAGGTCAATGGTCTGCGCCTCCTTGTCGCTCTGCGAGGTATAGTAGAGCCGGAATTTCCATTCGTTCAACAGGTAACGGTCATTGGGCTTCAGCACCGTGCCGTCCTCCATCTTCAGACTGCCCTTTCCGTCGGGCTGAAAATACCTCAGTGTATAGACCGTTCCGGTAAAATTTCCAGACGGTTTGATTTCCAGACGGATTTCCACCGTCTCATCACCGGCTATCTCATCCGCCACCGGCAAGGACTCCACCGTGAACGGGTATTCCTGCTGAATGTCCAGTTCATTGTCACAAGCGGCAAGACCAAGGAAGGAAACCGCCATGCAGCAGGCGGCCATCATCATATCAAGGATTCTTCTTTTCAT